ACTTCGAGCCACTGGCCTTCATCTGCGCGATGATCGCGCGGGCCTCGAACACGTCACCGCCCGGCGAGTTGACGCGAAGATGGATGGTCGAGGCTTTCGTTTCGGCGAGGGCATCGGCGAAGGTCTTGGCAGTCACGCCTTCGCCGGTCCAGAAATCCATGCCGATGATGTCGTAGATGTAGATCGTCGCCTCTGCCGAAGCAGCGTTCTCCACGCGAAAGTTGCGCGGTCGTTCGGCGTTGGCGCGCATCAGGGCGGCTAGGCGCGGCATCTTGATCGTCATGCAGGTGCTCCGTTGTCCGGGTTGTCATTCGGCGTGCCGGCGCCCGAGGGCTTGAAGAGCACGTCTCCGCCTTCGATCGGCGGCAGGTTTTCCTTGCGGCGCACGTCGTTGACCGTCATGTAGCCGGGGTTCTGGGTGCCACCGAGGGCGATCTTGTAGTAGTTCGCGCGCGCCGCCGTGTCGCCGCGCAGCGCTTCATCCGTGTCGAACCGCATGAAGCGGTTAGTGCGGATGGGAAACAACTTGCGGTTGAGTTCCTGCTCGAATCGAGTGAAGTGCGGCGCCATGGTGTACTGCACGAAAACGCGCCCCAGCGATTCCAGGCCCGTCCCCCACGCAGTCGTCTTGTCGGTCTCTCCGACCATGAAGGGAGGCACGCCGAAGGCACGCGCAATGTCAACGACCTGCCACTTTCGCGATTCCAGGAGCTGGGAATCGACAGCAGTGAGGGATAGCTCCTTTACGTCCATGCCGTCGGTCAGCACCAGCGGGCGACCTGAGACGCCCATGCCGACGTAGTGCTCAACCCACGCCTGCCGAAACGTCTCTTGCTGCTCCGGCGTCATCTTTTTCCCTGCCGGCGCCGTCACGGCATATTGGACATGAGCGCCGTTGCCGAAGAATTGGCCGGCAAACTGCTCTGCCGCCAGCGAGATGCCGATTGCGCTTCGCGCCGCCCATCCAATGATTGAATAGCTCGACAGCCCGTTGAAGCCAAAGCCGGGAAAATGGAGCACATCATCCTGGTCAGCGGTGAAGTACCGCTGCGTCCCCATATCGCTGTATTCGCTGATGCGATAGTTGAGGCGATCACCGTTGCGGAACACTTCGACATTCTCGCGCGCCACAGGGATGACGCCTTCGATGTCAGGACTGTATCGGCCCTTTCGTGCGATATAGGCGATTCCATCACCGCGCAGCAACATCTGCGCGGTGATGAATTCCCAGAAGGTGGCCGCGCTGAAACGGGCTGTCGGTTGCTCATTGAAGAGCCACCAAAACGGATGGTCGATTTTTTCTGCCGCGTCGCCAACCCTCTCGTAAACGGGCACAGGCGTGGATGCCAGTGCGCCAGCGATCAGACGCACGCAGGCGAAAGCCGTCGACGTGCGCATGGCACTCTGCTCGCTCACGGCTGTACCCGCTGCCGTCGGCGCGACTCCGAAGATCCTGTTCATTCCAGCGACATCCGACGATGAAACGTCGTGTATCTCGCTCGAATCTAGGACTTGGTGGACGCTTTTGGCCCGCTGAGCCCGCCATTCGATTGGAGAAAGGGTCATCAAATCACCATGAAGCCGTCGGTATATTCATCGGAGTCGTGCGGTGTTCCCATGGCCGCGCCGAAGGCCATAGCCAACGCGATCACCGCATCGATCTTGTTGATGGAACGGATCTTCGACAGCCAGTGGTTTCCCCATTTGTCCTCTTCGATGACGGCGGACATCATCGCGGACACCAGGACCGGGTTATTTCTGAGTCGAATGCGACCCTCAAGTAAGGCATCTTCCAGCGCGCGAAGGGAGCCGGGCATCCAGAGACCTTCAGCTCCCTCTGCCAGTGGTTTGCCCTTACGGAGGCCACCTTGCGGATGCTCCGCATAGGTCAGGCTCAACCCAACTTCTTCGGCGTCTTCCTCGAATCGTTTGAAGGCAAAGCGGTCGTACGCCACCAGCTGGATGTCGAAGTTTCGGTCATATTCCACCATCGTTTGCGCGACATGGCGGTAGCTGATGCTTTCGCCCTTAGGCGCATGCAGAAACCCCCGCTGCACCCACACCGAATACGGCAGCTTGTCCCGGAGTTCCCGGGCCTTCACTGTGTCGCCAGGCGTCCACGCTTCGATCCAAGCGTCGTATGTGGGCTTGGATACGAGGAACTTTTCGCCGTTCTGCTCGATCTCGACCTCCACCACGCCGGTTTCGACGATGGCCCCCAGCGCGGTGATGTCGCGGCTCTGCGAAAGGTCGAGCCCCAGATACACCTTGGCGCCGTGGTGTTCGTCCGGGTGAAAGTCAGCTAGTCGCGGCTCCAACGTCAACCTTGTCATCCACGCCGTCTCTGCATCGGTCCACACGCAAAAGTGGAGTCGCAAGATGCCGTTGAGTTGGCCTGGAATGGCCTTGGCCGCCGCCACCACATCAGCGAGGTATTGGTGGGTGATCGTAACGCCCAGTAGCGGGTTCGCCTTCACCCAGCACGATGGATCCTCCAGCGGGTCATCACCCTCATCGAGAGCGCAAACGTAGCTGAAGGTCGTGTCGTCGATCGGCTCACCGACAAACGTCGGATCGTTGACCGCTTCGGTGTGACCAGCGGCGACCTTTACCGCGTGCTCGTGTTCCTCCCAGGCCACCGAGTTCCGATCGCTGCCCGAGTTCGTGATCATGAAAAGCAGCGGCTGCCGGCGAAACTTGAAGCCGCGCTCGAGCATTTCCAGGATCTTTCGATCAGGCAACTCGTGCACCTCGTCCGCCAGCACGAAGAACGGACGCGGGCCAGAGCCGGTCTTGCCGGTATCGCGCGACACAGGCCGAAAGAAACTGCCAGACGCCTGGTGCGCGATGTTGTACTCCCGCCCCGGGCCGCCGGAAAACTCCAGCCGCTTGGCCAGCGATGGTGACTGCTTGACCATCTTCACGGCGTCGGAGAACAGAATTCCGGCCTGCTCTTTCTTCGCTGCCGCGGCATAAATCTGCGCGCCAGCCTCACCCTCCGCCGTCATCCCGAACAACCCAATGCCGCCGGCGAGAGGTGACTTGCCGTTGCCTTTTCCCTGCTCGATATAGGCGCGCCGGAATCGACGTGTCCCGTCCGCGCGCATCCAGCCGAAAAGCGACCCGATGATGAAGGCCTGGGACGGGTGTAGCTCAAATTTCTTGCCGTCGAACTGACCCTCCGACAAGCGGAGTACACCTTCGAACCACTCGCAAACGAACTGAGCGGCGCCAGCATCGAACGAAAGCCCGCGCTTCTTCCCTTCCTTCAGGTCAAGCAGGTGCCTGCGGCAAGCGTTGCGGACATGCGGCCCAGCGACAATGCGGCCCTCGACGACATCCTGCGCATATCGAGTTGCGCGATCACTTGTCCTTGCGGGCGAAGAACTTGTCCTCGGGGTCTTCTTCTTCGTTGCCGCCATGCCCCACCTTCGTTTCATCGACCGGCGTCGCGCCCAACTTCGACAGGATCGAGCTCAGCGCCTGGGTGGCGGAGACTCCGAAGTCCTTGTCGTCCATCTTCGCGATCCAGATGCAGGCAAGCCGCACCAGGACCCGATGGGACGAGTTGAGCCAGGGCATTTCCTTGGCGAGTTGCTTCCAGGCCGTCTTCTCTTTCGGCTTCATGGCAGCGAATGGATCGCCGAGCGGTCGCGTCCCTTTTGGTGCCTTGCGGTCCTTGAACCGCTTCGGATTCTTGATCGCCGCGCCCGCGGCTGCCGCCTTCGCGGCGGGCAAACGTGCCCTGGGCATGAGACCACCTCAATACATGCCAAACCGACCTAGCCGGGGTCGTCTTTTGAATTGTGGAAATGCGCGTTTTTGGGAACGGTCGCTGTCGGGCGGCGGTATTACTGAACTTTTTATACCCCCCGGTATAGCAATCCATTACCACACTAATCGCGCTTTCCGGTTCGCTATTGACTGATCACGTCGCCGCCAGCGGCCAACCGTCATCGTCGCAGCCTCGCGGCGAACGACCGTGCTCCATCCTGGCCTTGTCACCGTTGTGGCAGTCGTTGCACAGCGACTGAAACGGTCCTTCCCAGAACATCGTCTCAGTCTCACCAGCAGGATGACCGTTGACGTGATCGCAGACATTGGCCGGAACCGTGCGACCACGCTTGAGGCAGAACTCGCACAGCGGCTGCTTGGCCAACTGCTCGGCTCGGGTGCGCTTCCATCGCTGCAGGTTGTACAGATGGTTGAACGCTGAGCCGCCGCGCTGCCGTATGCGATCGTTCCGCCTCATGCCTGAAGCTGATTGGCCGGCACGGCGACGATGCGGATACCGCGCCGTGTGACGCGCTCGACGCGATCCATGTCGGGCTGACGGTCCAACACGTCGCAAAGCGTGCGCACGATCAGCAGGTAATACGGCAACCACCAAGCCACGCGCATGCGCAGATGGACGACTACGGTCTTACGCGGCGTCATGACCGTCAGCCCGCACCAGATCAGCGTCGACTGCATCGACCGGCTTTGCTTCCGGATGCAGTTCGAAACGGCGTATCACCTTGGCAAGCTCACCGTAATCGCTGACATCAACTTCCGCGACTACAGTCGCGTTGCTCGGGCCGAGATTGAGCTGCAAACGAAGCACACGCTTCAGACCCAGCACATCGCAGATGGCCGCGCCGAACTCCTGCGCGCTTGTCATTTGAGCCATGCGTTATTCCTCCACCAGCAACGCCAGACGAACGTCCGGCGTCACCAGCGTCACTTCCGCGCCGTCGGGCACCACGGCAAGTTCGTGAGTCGTATATGCGACATCGGACTTGCCCACAAAATGACCCTTGACCTTGACCACATCCGCGCCGAGCCGCACGTCCAGTTCGTACGGCGTGGTAATGACGGGCGCCTGTCCGGCGAGCGGCTCGAAGCGGATGCGGACGGTCTTGGCCACGATCAGCTGCCGGAAGCGGCCGAGACCAGCGCCTTGTACGAGCTGACCGACACATCGATCAACTGCGAGACATCCGCCTTGATGGCGGCGAAGTCGGCGCCAACCTCGACGGCCAGCGCTTCGACGCCAGCGAGCACGGCTGCCTTCTTGGTGCTGCCGGCGGCAACTGCGCCGCTGTAGGCGGTCTCGGCTGCGTCGACCAGGCCGGATACGGCGGTATAGACGATGGCGGCAGCGCCGGTTATGGCCTTCTCGGCGGCAACGGCCGCGCTGATGGTGGCTGTGATCTTGCTGAGGCTGAGCGACATGGTGATCTCCGAAGACTTACTGGATGAGGCCGCGGCGACGGATGTCGTCGAGGCAGTCGGTGACGCCGTTGTAGCGATCGGCGTTTCGCTTGAAGACACCAGCGGAGCGGATGGCCCACTGACCGGTATCGACGATGTGTTGTCGAGCAAGATCGAGCTGAGCTCGGGCAGCAGCGAGCGATAGCCCGGATGTGTCGGCGTCGAGATCCAGCCCAGCAGGAAGTTCCGGGTAGCGCGCAAGGCGGTCGAGAGGTTCATGCTCACCGCACCTCACTATTGGCGTCAGAAATGGCGGCGGCGATGTCGGCTGATTGCTTGCGCAAGCCACCAGCAGCGCCAGCGTCATGGCGGGCAGCGTCCAGAAGCGCATCGTTCTTCTCCCGGTCGTTGGCGACCTTGTGCGCGGTCTCGTCGCGCCTGGTGGATTCGTTGGCCTCGGCCTGCGTGCGCTGTTGCGCCGCCTTCTCGGCAGCCGTGGCTGTCTTGCGGCCCAGGAAGAACTTGGCCAGCGCGGTGATTGCGCCGCCGAACAAGGTCGCGAGAATTCCGAAAAGGGCGCTCACAGGACCACCTTGCGAGCCTTTGGCCGATGCAGGCCTTGCAGCACATAGCGCCACCAGGGACACGGCGACTGCATGGCCATGAACGAGGCTAGGGCGACTCGCAGCATGACTTCGTAGCCGGTTGCGGTTCGCTCGCTCGGGAACACCACCAGCACCAGCGCGCTTGCGGTGATCATGATGAGAGCCGCCAGCCGCGCCCAATGCTGAGCCACGCCACGGACGGAGCGAATGAGCGGCATCGCCAGCGCGTCTTGCAGCATGGCCAGGCCGGTAACGCCGGCGACCAGTGCCGCAAACCAGCCGATGAAGTTCGTCATGGAGAGCCTCCGCTTGCCTGATCGGTTGCCCCCTGACCTGATACTTCGCGCGTCAGCCGGGCCCGGGCGGCGGGCACGAGCGTCTGCGCGAAGAACGCCAAGATGCCGCCAACGGCTGGCTCGACGTCCTTGATGAATGCGAATGTCGGAATGGCGCTGATCGCGATCGTTGCGCACGTTGCGATGAACGCAAACGCGACCGTCAGCGCGATCATGGTCCGACGCGTCACCACCGGCGGCTGCACGATCAGGCCGCCGGCAGATCCCGCAATGGCCATGAATGCCAGAGCGGGCGGCACGCCGATGAACACCAGCGGGCTATTCCAGGTGGCAGCCGCCGCAACGGTCGACCAGCAGCATGCGGCCAGCGCCAGCAGGAAAACGAGAGGATCGCGGACCAGCACAGTTTCGTTCATGCCGCGACTCCGAGAGATTTGGCGTTGTAGGTCTTCGCCGTGATTACGACGGATGTCGGCATGGCAATGCGGTTGCCGGCGGCCATGTCATAAGCGCGATCGATCACGCCGGTGTCGCCGGGCTGGTGGCCTGCCTGCGCGCCCATCACGCGGCGGGTCCAGCCGTTCCCGAACGTGGCAAACGTCGGCAGGCTGCGCAGAAACGTCATCCGCGCATTGCACAGTGCGTCCGTGAGTGCAGTGACGCCGTAGGTGCCGGCATGCACCGAAAGCGCCTGCAGCGTCTTGGGGCCGATTTCGCCGTCGGCGGTCACGCCAACGATGCCCTGCAGCGTGCGCGCTGCGCGCCCGACGCCGGAATTCACTGCAAAGTCGAACACCGCATAGTCCAGGCCCAGCGCCAGCTGGTCGGCGTTGACGCGCTGCCAGTAGCGTGTTGCGTACAGCATGTTCAGTTCGGCATCCCCGATATGGGATACCGATTGACGCGGGCGGCACCACGCGTCGCGAAACTCGTCGTAGACCTTCTGGGTCACGCCAAGATAGGTCGCGCCGCCTGGGTCCTTGGGGTTGTCACAAAAGCCCCCTTCGTAGACCAGCGTGAGGCTCAGGCTGGCCTGGAAGTTTCCGGCGGACACGACTTTATGCGGCCGGCTCGAAGGTCAGAAGATATTCCTTGCCGATGGCGAACTGCGCCACCGCGTCCGGGTTGGTGATCAACATGCTGATGCTGCCGGCAGGCGTGAACTTCGACCAATCCTTGTTCTCTTCGCCCTGGACGCATGCGTCGAACTTCACCTCCGTGCCGGTGAGCTGGTGGTGGATGCTGTTGCAGCGGAACTTGGCTTTGACGGTCATGGCGAATCCTGGGCAATAAAAAACCCCGCTCTTGGCGGGGTCGGAGGAAGACGTTGGCGTGGGCTGTTCGGTCCCGCGACTATAGACAGAATCCTTACCTTTCTGGCGGGCGTCAAACCGTCAGAAAAGTAAGTTGCCGCCGCATCACTTGATCGCCCTCACCATGGCGGCCTCCGCCTCGGCCAGTTCTTCCTCGAGGAGCGCCAGCAGCCATTCGTAGACGCGCCGCCAGATGCGCGCATAGTCCTTATTGCTCTTGAGCCCAATGGCATCCGCGCGCGACCTATCGCTGGGCCTCGCCAAGGTGGTGCCGCGGCAGTTCTTACAGGTGGTGCGGCGGTTGGCGTTGACCACCTCGCCGGATCCATCACAGGCCTCGCAACGGCCGCCGCACTGGATTTCGTCGAGCACCGCTTTGACGATCCCCGCGTACGTGGCGGCCACATCATGGTCATCAGCCCGGCGCGAGACGGCTTCCGGCCAGCGTCGCTGGCGAGCCTCGGCATAGAGGAGCTGGGCCCGGGCCTTTGCATGCCCATCGACGGCCACTGCGCGCGCCATCCAGCCCGTGTTGAAGGCGTCCTCGCGACGGTTCCACTCGTCCAGCAGCAGCTTGGCCACGTTCGACTGCAGGCGGGCGGCGGTTAGCTTCGCCCCATCCGGCCACCACTTATGGCAGAGCAACTCGCGGCCGCGGCCGGCGGGCACGAAGGCGATAGCGCCAGCGATCATCTGAGCAGTCATGGCGTCCTGGCCGCCGCCACCCATTCCCGTATCAAGGCGCACGTTGGTCGGATTGAGCCGCGCCATCGCGGTGCTGATATGCATCAGGCCGCGCTCCGCTGCTGTTCTTCAAACCAGGCGAGGATGTCGTCGCGAATGTCCTGCGCTGAAGCCTTGGCGTTGTATTGGCCCACGACGCAATCCGCATATTTCTGGATGAGCGCTTGGCTGAAGTCATGCGCGGCGGGCGTGACATACACCTGGCCATCACTGTCGATGCTCGCCACTGAGTCGCCCTCGTCGAGGATGATTCGGTGAATCAGCAAAGCAACGCGAACGGCGCCGCGCGAGGCGGACCGAATCTGGCAAATCGGTTCGAGAATGCTACGCGGCATGAAAGTCCTCCGGCCCTTCGGGCTGGCTGAGGCTGGTGGGCATTGAATTGGTCATGGCGAGGAACGAGGCCTCGACGCGCATACCCTGCATGACGGCCTTGGCTTGGAACTGCGACTCGCCCAGCCAGGTTCCCCAGCGTCCGCTGCTGGGCGTCGGGTCGAACCAGCATTCGCAGCGCAGCAGCACTTCCCTACTCGGCAGAGCCTTGATCTGGTCCAGGATCAGCGTGTGCACGGCCAGCGACATGGGCCAATCGACCGCGTGATCCAGCGCCACCAGCACGTCACGGATGTGGACGATGTACTCGGGTTCCATGCGGCTCAGCAGCACCGGGCGTCGGCATTGCATGATCCGGAGATCCTGGCCGCGAAGGCCCAGGAAGCGCTGGGCGCGGATAGCTGCAAGCGAGGCAATGTTCGTCACGTCAGGCATGGGCTACTTCCCCGCCTCGGCATCAAGCCGTTCGATGATGATCAGCACACCCGGCGCTTCGAGCGCGCCAGCACCTTCGTTCGGGTATCGCTTCGCAAGCAGGCCGTACTCGACCACGCGGGCGTCATCCTTCCAGATGCCGGCCGACGTCAGGGCGTCTTCGGTGCTACGCGCCAGCTTGGACAGGTCGGGAGTGCGCATCGGCCAGGTTCGGCGGCGCTTCGGCGCGCTGGCGGGCTTAGGCAGCGTAAACACCATGTGCAGGCGCAGCGGTGCGTCGAGTGGCACAGCGCCAGCACGCACCTGCAACGCAGCCAGACGAACGTCCTCGCGCCATGGCTTCACCTTCTTGGACGATTCGATCATCACGCCGCCGCCAAGATGCCGCTTGCTACCTTGCGGGCCTGGGATGCCGAAAACCGTGATGGTGAGG